CTTACCTCGAAATAGATCCGCTCGGCAGAATGAGTATCACACCGGGATTGTTCCATATCTGGCGTACAATGGGACCACGTTCTCCAACAATGGGAACGAAAGTTATCCACAGTATACCAGGGAGTTTTCCTCGGTGCGGACTCCAAACTTTTCCAAGCTAAGATCTCTAGGTAAGTTGCCTGTCAACTCCTACCACTTGTGGTTGATGGTTAACCGCGACTATGGTCGAATTGAGGAGAAGGAGTACCCAATCTCCGGTCTTCAGTTTTACACCATGCGGCTCCATTCTTATTACAGTGGTTTCGGGTCGTCAGACTTTGGACCATCTCCCAGCATTGCACATTCAACCGTGCAGCGCAATCGGGCGATTGAGAGGCTCAAGGACCGCGTGATTGGACAGACTCAAAACCTGTCTGAGACCGTGGCTACCATGAACCGGACGTTTGATCTAATCGGCGGAAACGCCAGGAAGATTGCTACGTCTATCGGCTACCTTAAGAAGTTTCAATTCTCAAAGGCGGCGGATTCTCTTTTTGGAGCGTCGCAGAAAAGATTTCGTCCGAGAGGTAAGCCTTCGGCCTCAAAGAGCCTAGCTAGTAATTGGCTAGAGCTGCAATATGGCTGGAAGCCCCTCCTGAACGACGTCCATTATGCGGTTGAGGCCTTAGGAAAGCTTCAATTAAAAGACGTTTCCATTGGTTCTACGAGTGCCTCTGCGACTGAAGAGGTCCGGGAGAGTCATTTTCTTCACCCGAATAGCATCGGTAAGCCGCCGACCACTGGTTTCTGGAATAAAACTTCCAGGACTACGTCCAGGTTTGTCGTTCGCTATAGGGTGAGCGACCCTTTTCGGGCTTTCATGTCGCAGTCGGGTTTTACGAACCCCGTGTCCCTTGCATGGGAACTTATTCCTTACTCCTTTGTTGTAGACTGGTTTCTACCCATCGGGCCCTACCTGGAGTCGTTAGACGCCTGGGGTGGGCTTCAATTCCTTGATGGGAGTGAGACTACGTTTACGCGTGCGAGTTGGGACTTTTTGGAGCATTACTCAGGTTTTACGCACCCAGATGGGGACGTACATACCGAGCCGCTTGTCACTCGTCGTGGAAGGTTCACCTCGGACCAGGTGCTGTTCGACCGGGGAAAGCTTAACGGCTTCCCTAGCCCGAACGTGCCGAAGTTCAAGAATCCTTTTACGATAGGACATGCCTTAAATGGCATAGCGTTACTCGTAACCGCGTTCCGTCGCTAGTGCTACTTGAGTTTCAGGGCTGCTCCTTCCGTTTCAATCGAAAGGAAATTTCATGTCGGCTTTTGGCCAAGTGAAGCTGTTCACACAGAGAGTGTCCAACGATGGTCTCGATTTGCAATCGGGCTACACGAAGGGTCCTCTTGTGAAAACCAACTCCAACACAGTTGGGGTGAACAGAACTTTCGACCCTATTGGCTATGTCCGTCCAGGTGTCGCGCGATGGGAAGACCGATCCGATGGAATACAGGTCGGTTATCCCGTGATGGAACTCTCGGTACGTAGGCCCGGAAACGGGTCGAAAGTATCGAGGATTACATTCACGCTCTCCTTGCCCACACTCGAACAAACGTCTGCGTCGACGGCTTCTGGCATTCAGCCAGCCCCGACTCGGGCGTACGATCATCGAGTGAAGGTGGAGTTCTTGTGTCCTGAACGGGGTGCTCAGTGGGAGCGAAAAGCTCTCATGCAGGCCCTCATTACGGCACTTGCTACCACCGTTAACGCCCTCGACGACACACCAAGCGATACTACTGCATCGCCGGTGTACGACGCGGTCGTTAACTTTGAACAACCCTACTAGTTCGTAGGGTTTCCCCGCTCGAAAGGGCGGGTTTGTTCAACAAGGAGATCCTATGAATCTATCGATCCACAGGAGTGGAGGCCGCTCTCGCGGCTTCCAGACATACCGCGTTCCGGATGGGCTAAACCCAACGGTGATCAAGG